ATTTGTATCGAAACCGATTTTTAATATTATTGGTTGATTGGAGTTGTCGATTGCTTTGGCAACATAGTTGAAAGTCATGTTATCTACAGGAACAAGATTGCTTAAACTCCAGAGATCTGCGAGTATTTCAATAATATTAGGTAAATTGGTAATCCATTTTTTACCATTTTCTCCGAGAATATTTATGACATTTTGGGTTAGTTTGTGCATGAGATCAGTATAACTGACTGTATTTGAAGTTGCACTCTGAACAGATGCAAAAATAGCAATTATTAATGAGATTTCTCCAGTTGCATATGTAGACGATAGGACTAACATTATAATTGAAGTGGCGCGCCTTAGGATTAATGCTATATTGGTTAATCAACCTTGGAATGAAAGAGTTTATGCAGATTATGTTTATTACGCCGATCATATCTTAGATGTTTTAGATGTATTAAGAAACATATAATGATAAAACCTCCTGTAGCAAATTGGTTAATGCGCCTGCCTTATATGCAGTAATAAGATGAAAGTTCGAATCCTTCTAGGAGGACAAAAACTATGCCAACTATAAAAATACACAAATCAAGTGCAACAAATATGCCAATTGAAGATAATTCGGTACATTCAATTATTACTTCTCCCCCGTATTGGGCAAAAAGAGTTTATGATGGCGAACAGAAACAAATATGGGGTGGAGATTCGTTCTGCGATCATAATTGGGTTGATGGTAGACGAGCTGGAATGAGTGGCGGAACTAAGAGTCGTGTGCTAAACTCAAGGAAGTTAGGTACTGATGGTACATTAAATTTTCAGATTTTCGGAGAGAGCAAATTTAGTACCTGTTCTAAGTGTAATGCTTGGCATGGCGCGTTGGGCTTAGAGCCAAACATAAAAACCTATGTTAGAAATATTGCTATTGATATAGGGAATGAGCTCAAAAGGGTGCTTCATCCGTCTGGTATTTTTTGGCTTAATTTGGGAGATGGTTTTGCAGCAAATAGAAGTTATCAAGTTAATGACAGTAAATGGAGCGGAGTTAATAGTAATACTTTTTCACAATATGTTTCAGACGGACTTAAACCAAAGGATTTAATTGGAATTCCTTGGAGAGTCGCGTTTGCATTACAAGAACAAGGCTGGTGGTTAAGAGTTGCTATTCCTTGGTTGAAAAACAATGCTATGCCCCATCCCGTTATGGATCGTCCAGTGATTTCTCATGAATATTGGTTTATGTTTACTAAGAGTGAGAAATATTTCTATGATACTTATAGTGTATTACAGAAATCTGCTTATCCAGAAGTTAAGCCTGGAATACTGTTTGGAGGCAAAAAATATCTTGGTACGACAATAAATCCAACATATTCTGGTAATGAATATGATCCCAATAAACACGAGGGTCGTAGATGGCGTACCGGAGATGTATTTCTACAATCCTTTGATCAATATTTATTATATCTAAATCATATTAAAGATAATAACGAGGGAATGTTATTTGATGTCGATGGTAATCCATTGGCTATGATATATAATCCAGCCCAATATAAAGGTACTCATTATGCTACTTTCAATCCCAAAATGATTGAGCCATTAGTGCTATGTTCTACATCTCAATATGGTGTATGCTCTATGTGTGGCAATCCATATACAAGAGATAAATATCCTAAGCACCAAGAATGGCTCAGTACCTGTAAACACAATTCCGAGTCTGTTCCTGCTACTGTTTTAGATCCGTTTTGTGGTACTGGCTCAACGTTGTTTACGGCACATAAATTAGGTAGAGATACTATTGGGTGTGATGTAAGTGATAAGTATATTGGTTTTACTAGAGATAGACTGGGAATAAACAAAATGGCACAGTGGGAGAGCGATTAGTCTTTGCAAAATGGGCATGATGTGATATAATCTATTTAAAGGAGTAATATTATGACACTCTATACAGAGCAAGAGCTTGTTGCTGAAATTAATAGATTAGAAAAAGAGATAAATAGATTTATTCAATTAGCTAATAAAGCTGGATTAAGTGTAAATATCGGTACATTTACACTTCCTCCTATTCATGGAGAAGATTTAGCTCCAAACGATTTATTATCTTTGCGTATAACAAAAATATTAAAATAACAAAAGAGAAAAGAGTTTTAAAAAACGAAAGGAAAATAAGATGCTTGCAGAAATCACCAGTCTATTAGATCAATTATCAGACCTTGAATCAATGGTTGATACAATCAGAATTCAAAAACAAGATGCTGTTCCAGCCGATGTGAGAACGATTCTTGCAGATATAGACGCTGAGTTTGATCCAGTAATTGAATCGGCCAACCAGGGAATTAGAGAGCTCCAAAATAGAATTAGGGAGCTTGTAATTGCAAATGGCATGACTGCTAAGGGCAAGTTCAAGGAAGCTCGTTTTGTTTCTGGAAAAGCATCATGGAATGATAAAATGTTGAACGGTTATTCTGCTGCACACCCAGAAATCCTTGCCTTTCGTAAAGTTGGGCAACCATACGTTTCCTTCTATAATGTAAAGGAATAAAATTATGCGCGAACAATGTGTTTGTGAACACTATCGAAAAGATCACCGAGAAGGATATGGAGAATGTGGTTTGTGTACTTGTGATGTTTTTGTTCCAGTAGAGGATACATTTGATCCAGAGCTAGGAATACCGGTAGAGTTTGATAATGATTATAGGAAACAAGACAAAGATCCTCAAGTGTATTATGGATATTACTAAAAGACATTCTTCACATAAAGTCTAGAATACAAGAATGATATTCTACGCAGGGCATAAATAAAATATGGCAATCCTATTTTCGGCCGATCATCATCTAGGGCACGGGAAGATAATCGAATATTCTAAACGTCCATATTTAAGTGCCGCTATTATGGATTCCGACATGATTGCTAGATGGAATTACAAAGTAAGAAACAGCGATATTGTATATTATCTTGGCGATCTAACGTTAGGTGAATCGGCAGAGTGGTATTTGTCAAGGCTTAATGGATACATCAAAATACTTGCTCTTGATCAACACCATGATCGTAAATGGCTAAAACTATATAGAAATACATGGACATCTAAGAGCGGACATCCGATTGAGTTATTGCCGCCAATATATACACTAGAAATTGAGCCTTATGTTTTTGCATTATCTCATTTCCCTATGTGGTCCTGGGACAGAAAGATTTATGGGGCAATTCATTTGTATGGGCATGTCCATAATAATCCAGGTCAACTTCATCTTCCTAATTCAATGAATGTTGGGGTAGATGTTTGTAGTTTTTATCCGGTATCAATAGATGATGTCCTAAGGATGAAAAATTGAATATTGAAATCAATAATCTGTATTGCGGAAATTCGTTTGAATTATTACCTCTTATATCAGATAAATCCATTGATTTAATTTGTACTGATCCTCCCTATGATTTTGATGAAGATAAAAAGCTCTGGCTACATAACCAATTCAAGAGAATAAGCAAAAGTCAAATTATCGTATTCTCTCCCCCTGAAAATCAGTGGATTCTTCCGGCAGATCAATATTGTTTCTGGATAAAACCTATCAGTACAAAGAATACATCTAGAAGATATAGCAGATTTGTAGAAATGATTTTCTTTTATGGGAACGGAACCTGGAATAATAATCGTCACTGGTCGCAATATACGAATGTATTTATGGATTTAGTAGATGATTCGTCTTTGCATCCATATAGAAAACCCCCATCTTTAATTACTAGACTTATTCTAAATCATTCCAATAAAGAGGATATTATTTTAGATCCATTTGCTGGCTCAGGAATTACACTACGGGTTGCTAAAACATTAGGCCGTAAATATATTGGTATTGAGACCTCTAAAGATTTGTGTCAGACATTTAATTTATTATCTTGATACAATGACTATGATCAATTATAATCAATTTACAGAATGCCTCATTCGTTTAACTGGATAGGACACTTCTCTTCTAAAGACGAGATCGAGGTTCGAGTCCTCGATGAGGTGTAAAACAGAACCAAGGAGAAAAACATGCGTGTAGGAAAAATAAGTATTCAGTATTTCCGTATACCAGAAATTGATCAAGAGCTATATTCATGGCACTTTGATATAAATTTACACACGGCTAAGGGTGCACCTCCAGATAAGGCTTTATGCTTATACAATAGGCACGATAAAGGATTTTCCATTAATTCGTATTGGGGAAAACTCCTTATCGCAGAAAATATTAGACCATATGCGAGAGGTGGAAAAACGATAGTTACAATAACCGATGATAATGGAGAGAAAATATGCGAGGGAATTGCAGTTTGTTCTATGCGTGATAATTTCTCGTATAAGCTCGGAGCCGAGATTGCTTTTGGTAGGGCAATTGACGCATATGGAAAAGTATTACAAACAGACAGAGAAACAAATTAAAAATGAAAACTATCTTAAACATCATAAACTCCATTCTCGCCCTATTATCAATTCCGTTTGTGCTTATCTTTTTAGTTGTAGATGAGTTACTATACTTGATTGATATTAGAAACAAAAATAAGCCTTGACTCAACCAGTCAGAATATGCTAGAATCGTTTCTGTAAAGGGCATAAAACTACACTAATGCGAATATACATCAATGGTTTGTGCCCTTTTCTTTTCTCCTTTTGTTGGTTTGAGAGTCGTTTGATGGTGTAATTACGTCTTGGTAGTTTGTCTTGTGTTCGCTCTATAACGTGTCGTAGTAGTTGTCTAAAGATAATGGAACAATCAAAATAATAAATCTTTTGGCAAGTTGCCAATTTGAAACCAAAAAAGCCGATATAATCACCGGCTTTTTTGGTTTAAGACAGACTGTCAATCCTCTTCTTCATCATCATCTAAGTATCGCTGTTTCTTATTTTCTGCCGATCTAAGCAATTCGTCATCTGTTTCTGATACCTCCTCTTTTGTTTCAAAATCAGTTGGTGCAGAAATCTTTTGGCGCGCCAGTGTTCCACCAGACAGTTCATTTGCCATTCCTTGTTCAAGCTCTGCTACAAGAGGGCCTAGTAAAGCAGAAGCGCGCTCTGGTCCCATAACGCCAAGATCCTGTAATGATCTTACTGCTAATCCAACACGCCTAACCAGAAGAGCAGCCTTTTCTAATGGTAAATTTTGTTTGAGTGATGCTTCGCCAGTTGCTTCGTCAATGTCCTCTTTTGCCTGCGGGAGTCCAGCGAGTTGTCGCAAATGGCGCTCTAGTTCACTATCAACCCTGATAATATCATTGTTGACCAATGTATTAATATAACCGGCAACACCAACCAGATCGGGGACTCCGACTGTACCAGGAACGAGTTTTGGGTATCCAGTAATGCCAGGGAAAACATTATATCGAATTAGCTTAGGAATGGCATGAGTGTTGATTACGCTGGCTATACTATCTAGCCATGCAGACACAGAGATGATAAATAAATCTGCCTGAGTTCGAGAAAGAGCGTAACTGCCAACTTTTTCCATACCCAACATGATGAACTGCGCTAAGACAGCGAGAGCTTTTCTTTTATCGTACCTCTCCAAAATTTGACTGGTATCATACTGCCTTTTTCCTCCACTAGAAGCGAGCTCAAATAAGATACCATTCCCCTCCCCCGCCGTACCCATCTTGGGTTTGGGAATTACTATTCCGGCCTGCTCATCGTTTCTAATATTAACAACCAAATCTTTTGCGATCTGATAATCGCTGTTAGGCCCAGATTTTGATGTGTCGTTTCCAAGATATATAACTGGCAAACCGGCAAGATCACGCTCAATACCAATACCCTCGATCTCCATAATGTTTTGTGAATACCACCAAGGAATATACATGGCACGGTGAATTGGCGTACCTTCTGGAGGCAGAACAGTTGTTCTAAAAATAAGTAATTTCTCAATCGGGATTTTTTTGACTGAGCCAAATCGCATCATTTCTTGGTTTATTCCATGAATACCACCAGAATCGTCCAATATAAATTCATTACCAGGCACAAGAGTTTCGGCTGGCCTTGAAGCCCATTTTCTCCAACCAACTCTAC